TCAGATTCTGGAATAACTGTACATGATTGATTTTGAATTGAAATGGGTGTGTTTTCGGAGTATTTGTTTTAATTGACCCAGGAAACAAAAAAGGTTGTTAATGAATTTCAATTTAAACCTCATAGTTACATAAACAATAAATAACAATAAAAAACATAAATTATTTTTTTTATTAATATATATATTAATCTCAGAATGCCGAATAAATTTAATCTTAACAACTCGAATGATATTATATGTGATAAATTGTTTCTGTTAGATACAAATAACACATTACAAGATGTTTTAGATTTGATCGCCAATAGTGGTGGTGGGGGTGGTGGTGGAGGTGGGATATCAACCTTAACTGGTTCGGGTTCAGTTGTAATAACAGGAACATCAACAAGTAAAAATATCCTTGTAGATTTAAGTATGTATACTACGACAAGTGCTTTAATGACATTACTGAATTCACTAACCATTTACTTGTCGACTTTTCATTCGACCGATTTAGCAAATACATTAACCAATTACACTACATCAAGTGCTTTAATGACATTACTGAATGGTAAAGTAGATGATGGACAAGTATTAACAAATGTTCCTACTAACGCTGTATTTACAGACAGTATATATACACATCCAAGTCAACACCCGATATCAATGATAACAGGATTACAAACACAATTAGATGCAAAACAAGATACACTGACTGCTTCGACAGGTGTTTTTCTGACTGGATCTACCTTATCATCATATGGGCTCATGTGGGACACGAATAACACCACAACTCTCAATATTAAAAATTTACACTTTAAAACTGGTTTTAATGTTATTGAGACGTTCAATCTCAGTTCGGGTGATAACCAATTGGATATAAGTACTATTGCAGATGCATCGCAAGCATGGGTAACAACACAATTAACAACTAAACAAGATATCATACCAGGAGTATCGTCAGGACTAAATTTCATTTTCGGACCCGCGAATTGGATTTCAGGCAAATCAGGCACTGCTGGGGCAAGTTGGGTACCAATTAATACATTACATTCGATATTCACTTCGCAAGGATCAGGATATGATTGGTACAAAAAAACATATCCCACGGTCGGTAAAACATATATATTAAAAGCAGATGTCAAACTGGTTGGTTCAAGTTCTGTATTTGTGCTGGGTACTGGGCAAGCAGGTACAGGCAGGTCATTCGATGTTACTGACGGATTGAACCATTCAACCTATACAACATTGGCAATATCTATAACAGCGGTTGCTACTACGGAGTACTGGCAGCTTGGGTACCAAGCTTCGTACACAGGAGTACAACCATCAGCAGGTGATGTGTATCATATTCAAAATGTATCAGTTTCTATTGACGAGGTTTCGGTACTGCGCGATTTGAGCATTTATGGAACGATGACCGCGGCAATTAAAAGTTTTGATATAGTTCATCCAGACCCAGAAAAACCAGACTATCGTTTGAGGCACTGGTGTATTGAGAGTTTCATACCAGGTGGTATGGTAATGTATACAAAAAGTGTTGAAATGAGTACAACAAGTGAAACATTTAATATGCCCGATTGGTTCAAACATCTAACAAAAGATGTAATCGTATTTGTTACACCTTTTAAACATTTTGGGTCAGGTTGGGGTGATTGTGTAGATAACGAATTACAGATTCACACCACAACAAAAGGTCAATGGAATATATTAATAACAGCCAGTAGAGCCGACTATTGCGCAACTACTATGTGTCCACTCGAAGTAGAGTATACAATAATTGATGTTGAAACAGAAATGCAACCGCCACCACAATAAGCAAAAAAAAAAAAGTATATTAATCCTAAAATAATATTTTTTTTGATTTGAGTATTTATTCATCATTTATCATTATCCTTTTATCGAAATTCACGAAAAACATGTCATTTATGGTCTTACTGGTTAGTTTAATAAACAAGAAAGAATATGGCGCGTCTGTCGCTTTCATATAAACTTCTAATAAAATCTTTTTATCCAGTAAAGCGCTCAATTCATCCATTACTGCTTGTAAATCATTAGCATTACGAAGTCTAAAAAGATACATACTATCCATATTTGTTCTAATAATGGTCGATACGGCATTATATCGCTGTGTTGATAAAATAGTACTGATTTGTGAGTGTCTACCTCGTGTAAAACAAGAGTTCAACGCTTGATTGTTATGTATTGCTTTATTGTCAGCTACATCATCAAATATTAATAATATACTAAATAACTTTTTAGTTTTGGGGTCTTTCTTTTGATGATCAATTATATTTTTTTGAGTCGTTAGAATTTGTTGTACTGCTTCACCATCAAAATCTGGGTAGTAAATTTGTTCATCATCAGTTTTTGTTAATTCGGAATCTATATATTTTTTTATTGGTAGGAAGGCGTCGTCAATGTCCACAGACGGGCTAAATATATATATTCTACTAAAACAGCCCCTGTAAATATCAAGTATTAAATTTTGGATCAAAACAGTCTTACCGCTGCCTGATGGAGCGTTAATAATACTTCTTGTAGGTAATTTTGAAACATGTTCGTATTTACTTTGTTTAACATCATATTGTTTAACTTTGATAGGAGCTATGTTTGGTTTTGACATACTTATATTATATAATATATATTATATTTTATTTATTTTTAATCATCATCAGTTTCTTCTTCTTCTGCATGATGATGTGGTGTGTGATGCCTATTTTTAACATACATAACGTGGACACTTTCACCTAAATCAATGGTTTTAACATCAATTTCGTCGTCATCTATCAATTCTTTTGATGTAAATCCGCACCCGTAAAGGCAATGACCATTACGTTTTACATAACACTTTAATTTTGTTATAATCAATGTGAGTATGCTAATAGATCCAACTATGATAGCCCCCGTTTCAACCATTTTAATATATATTAATGAAAATATTTTATTTACAGATAAATTATTTTTTTTAAATTTTTATATATATGAATAATTTACCTTATGATATTTTAAATAAAATATATAAATATAAACATCAAATTGAATTTAAAGAGGTTATGACTGAGCTTATTCAACATAGAATACATTGTAGATTTAATGTAACAATAGGTATGTTAACATATATGTTTTACCTGAATGACGAAGGTGTTCGAATACCTTCAATTGATGTATCGAGTATAGAAGTTTTTTCCCTTGAAATGCTAAATAGGATACGACGCAAAAAATATTATAATATAATTTAATTTAATTAATTAAATTTATTTATTTTTATTTTAATTAATATATAATACAAACAATGGCACAAGAAAGCAAAACTCGCGGAAGACCTAAAAAGAATAACAATATTATTGAAATCAAAGATTTGAAATTAGAATTTATTATAACAAAAACAGATAATTACAACAATGATATATCATATTTGAAAGTCATTGACAAAGCATTTAAAAGTAAACTACTACCAATTTTATCACAGACGTGCGATGACTGTAAAATCCCTCTTTGGAAATCCGATAATGGCTTTTACATGTTAAAAGTAAAGAGAAAATGGATGCCTGAACCCGATTTCGAAAACAATGAAATTGTAACAGCTGATTTGTTCTTTCATTATTTCAACATGGCAAAAGAAGACGGTGACCTTTTACAAGGGTATTACCTTAAATTATCACCGATCCATGTTACATTGGAAACTCCATAATTATTTATAAAAAAAATATATTTACTAATATATAAATAAAATGAATTATAACAAAATAATAAAATATTGTGATAAATATAATATTAAAAGGTATACAGATTTTGGTAAACCATTTACAAATAATAAATTACGTCATATAATAAACGATCATACAAACAAAAAACATAAATTATCACAACAACAAACAATATATAATAGTATTAAACAATATATTGAAAATGATATTGATGATAATGAATTGAATGACGCTATGCATCATTATATCGGACATTAAAATTATTATTATTTAAATAAATAAATAATATATTATATAATATAAGGAAGCGAGACATGAACAAATTACCCGAGGATATATTAAATACAATTTATAAATATAAACATCAAATTGAATTCATAAAAGTTATGAATGAATTGAATTATATTGTCAAATTTTGGTGCGATGAACAATTAACATTTATATATTGTAAATCAAGACATGAACGAATACACAAGCGAATACGGAACGAATTTAAATGTTTAAATGTTCACGAAGAACATTTGAATGTTTATTTGAAATGTAAAGATATACTTGATATTATTAACGGTATAGAATTGAATATTACTCCATGTTTAGATCAAACTCAAATTATTTTTGGCATACACTAATTACTGAAACATATTAATAACATGTTTTCCTAAATAATACGCGAATTTACATGGTACGGCATTGCCTATTTGTATAATTATATTTTTTTTTGTTCCAACAATAATGTAATTGTCAGGAAAACTCTGTATTCGTCTTAATTCAATAATTGATAATCTTCTAATTTCATTATCACTATATTTAACCAATGCATCATAACCGTCTTTCCAATATCTCGCGGGTATTGTATATGACGGCTTTTCCATATTTAAATATTGCGCACCAAATCCTTTATTATTTTTTTTTGAATTTTCTTTTTTATTTTGTATTCCTGTAATTGCTTTTTCGCTTAGATAATATTCTCTGCCGATTTCATCTTTTGGTATTATAACTGTTTTTACCGGTATTCTGTTTTTAATGTTCAATATTGGAATCGGTTCCGTTGGCATAATATTTAGATCTTTTCTGATTCCCATTATTATAACTCTTCTTCTATTTTGCGGCACACAAAAATCACTGGCATATAATTTTGTTACAATACAATTATAATTATAATTTAATTCTGTAGTAATTATATCAATAACTTTGTCATTTGATTTCGTTTTCATTGATAAAATCCCCATTACATTTTCCATTATTATTGCTTTTGGATTGTAAAATTTAATATATTTTACAAATTCCATAAATAATGAATTTCTCGGATCATTTGTATCTCGTTTTCCTGCAATACTAAACCCTTGACACGGTGGTCCGCCAGTTATAATATCTATTGTTTCGTTTAATACATTATATGTTTTATCAAACTGTTCCGGTGATAATGTAACAACATCCGCACATACGGCTTTGTGATTGAAATTTTGTTTATAACTTTGTATAGCAGCGTCCCATATGTCTATTCCAGCAATAATATTTATTCCACTATCTGTCAGTCCTTTACTCATCCCGCCGCATCCACAAAACATGTCTATTGCATTCATTTTCTTATTTTCATTTTCATTTTCATTTTCATTTTCATTTTCATTTTCATTTTCATTTTCATTTTCATTTTCATTTTCTTGCAACATTTTGATTAACTCATTTTTTTTCTTATTCGAATATCCTTTTATTTGTCTTGATTTACACATATGTTTTAAATCAGTTAATTTGCATTGTAATAGTTTATCCATTAATATAATCGTATATATATATATATATATATATTTATAATCATTTTTATTTAATATCGAAATAATATTCACTGCATAAGTGAAGAATATTGTATTTATTAATAATGTTGAATTATATAAATATCATATCAGTTTTATATAATATCAGTTTATATTTATCTGGTACCTCCGACTTTATATTCTTCAAATATAACTTGTTTTGTACCAAAAAACACGAATTATTGTTACATAGATTACGAGCTGCATAACGTTATGCGGCTCAACGTTGAGCAGCTGGTCATTCGCGGATAAAAAACACAAAAGAATATAATCATTGCTGATTAATTAACAAATCATATATTGATATTCCAATTTTTTTTGAGGTCGTTGTTTTGTGTGATGTTTGGGTGGCAAAAACCATTTTCCTTTTTGCAAATAAAAAATATAAAGATATAAATCTAAAATTAAAATAAATTTAGATTTACGATAAATTTAGATTTACGATAAAATCTTACAAATATTGTTATGAATATGATGATTTTAATTACAAAATTATCATAATAAAACCATCATAAACAGACCAAATTATATGGGGTTAGACTGGTTACTACTATGTAATGGAATGTTGAAATATTAACGTCGTAGATATTTATATTGAAATTTGTGATTTTCTATTAATGAGGTTAATTTGTTTTAAAACCCTGTATTTTGAAATAAGTTGGATTTGGTGGTCTTCTGTGACATTTCTGTAATTATTAATTAATAAGGTGAATTGGTTTTTAAAACCCTGAAATTTGTTGTTAGTTGAAATTTGCGATAATGTGTCAACCGTAATGATTAATGAAGTATTATACCTGAATATTTAAATTTGTGATTTTCTATTAATGAGGTTAATTGGTTTTTAAAACCCTGTATTTTTAAATAAGTTGGATTTAGTGTACTTCTGTGACATTTTTGATACCCTCC